GGGTTTCGGTAGTGCTCCAGTAAAAGAAGAGGGTGCAGGGGTCACATTTGACCAAGCAACTGAATCTTTTACAGCAAGATACACTCACGAAACTATTGCTATGGCATTTGCTATCACTGAAGAAGCGATAGAAGATAATCTATACGATAGATTAGCTGCTCGTTATACAAGAGCATTAGCTCGTTCAATGGCAAACACTAAGCAAGTAAAAGCTGCAAATGTACTTAACAATGCATTTAACTCAAGCTTTGCTGGTGGTGATGGTGTAGAACTTTGTTCAACACAACATCCACTTGCTACTGGTGGTGTATTCGCTAACGAATTAGCAACTGCTGCAGACTTATCTGAAACCGCACTTGAGCAATCTTTAATTGATATTGCTGCATTTGTTGATGAAAGAGGTTTGAAAATTGCTATGCAGGGTGTAAAACTGATCATTCCAAAAGAACTTCAGTTTACTGCAGAGAGAATTTTAAGATCTCCACAGAGAGTAGCGACAGCTGATAATGACATTAATGCTATGGCTTCAATGGGTATGATCCCACAAGGTTATAGAGTTAACCATTATCTGACTGATACGGATGCTTTCTTTATTATGACAGATGCACCTAATGGACTAAAACAGTTTGTTAGAGCACCAATTAAAACTGCTATTGAGGGTGACTTCGATACAGGTAACGTAAGATTCAAAGCAAGAGAAAGATATTCTTTTGGTTTCTCTGATCCAAGAGGTATTTTTGGTTCTCCAGGAGCTGCTTAAATATTACGATTAATATTGATTAAAAGGGGCTTACGAGCCCCTTTTTTTTATGTATAATGAATCTACCAAGATAATATAAACTAAATGTAGACTGACTTGGCAGACCACCCTAGAGGACTACATTTTTTAACCTAGGAGAAAACTATGGCAGGTGTACATTTTACAGGCCCAATTTTATTTGCGGGTGTAAATGACAATAAAAAATGGTTTAAGGATTTACCAATAGACAAAAATCCAGATTACGTGGTTTATTTTGATGATTTTGACAGAGTGGGTTTTGACTCTGCCACAGGTCACAGATGGACTGTTGTAAAAGATTCAGGAGCATCGGTAGCAATAGCTGCTGATCAGTTAAATGGTTTACTAAATTTAAGTTCAGCAGGAACCACAGACAACGATGGTGCTTCTATTCAGAAGAATGAAATATTTCAAGTACAGGAAAACAAAGACTTATGGTTTGAAACTAAAGTTAGAACATCTGACGTGACTGACACTGATTTATGTTTTGGGTTCACTATAAATTTTGCAACAAATCCAGAAAATATGTTAACCGCAACAGACAGAATCGTTTTTCAAAAAGATGACGGTGATGCATCTATTCTGTGTAAAACAGAAAAAGATGGTACAGAAACTTCAACTGATTCTGGTGTTGATATGACAAACGATACTGATGTTACATTAAGCATTAGAATTCAAGGTCCAAAAGATTCTAATCATACTGGACAAGTTGAATTTTTTGTTAACAGAAAACTAGTTGCTACTCACACAGATAATATTCCTAGTGATGAAATTTTAACAATAGCAGCAATGTCTCTATCAGGTAATGCTACTGGAACTAAAATTACAACACTTGATTATATGTTTGCAGCATCTGATAGATAGGAGTAAATTATGGGTTTACAATTACAAGTAAAAACCTTTAAACCAGCAGCAGCTAGTACTACTAGTGTGGCGGCAGCTCAAACTTTAGGTGGTGCAGGCGATATGACTTTAGCAGGCACCGCTGCTACTTTTGCTGGCACTAATACTGTAGCACTGATTACGTTAACATCCTCAGGAAATATATCTGGTGTGAACTTTACGATAACAGGCACAGATGCTAATGGTGCATCTCAATCTGAAACAATTGCAGGACCAAACGCAAATACTGTCTCTACAACTAAGTATTTTGCTACCGTTACACAAATTGCTGCAAGTGGAGCAGTCGGCACCAATACATCAGCAGGAAACTCTGCTGAAGCTGCAGGCGTAATATTTGCAGGAGCTAACAGAGTAAAAGGTGCACAAATAACTACTGGTGGAACAATTGGTGATATTTCTTTTGCTTTAGGTAGTCCAACAGGAGATGTTTTATTCTTCTATACAGTTGCGACCACTACAAAAGATTATATTGAACCGTACATTCCAGATGAGGGTATTTTATTTAGGAAAAATTCAACTTTAGGTTCCTATATAAAAATGCCAGCAGGCACAGTAACCTCGGCGACTGTTTATTATGGATAGTATGGATTCATACTATGAGGATCTAGATTTATTTGGTCTAAAGAAAGGAGGTATGCCTCCTCGTAATAAGAAAAACTTTAGATCAACTAAATCAGGCGCGGGTATGACTGCAGCTGGAGTAAAAGCTTATAGACGGATGAATCCAGGTTCCAAACTTAAAACAGCGGTTACTGGTAAAGTAAAGAAAGGCAGTAAAGCTGCAAAACGTAGAAAGTCTTTTTGTGCAAGAAGTGCAGGACAGGCTAGAATGCATAATATTAACTGTAAAAAAACGCCTAACAAAAGAATTTGTCAGGCAAGAAGGAGATGGAAATGTTAGATCAAATAAAAAATCATATTGATAATATAAAAAACTTGTATAATTCTAATAAAGACTTTATAGTAATTGGACTATGCGTATTATTGAGCCTTTCTTGGATTTTCTAACCACCGGTTTTCTCGTATTTGGTTTTTTATTTTTCTTATCAATTTGGGCGATATGGGTGTCCATATCTTTTCCAGTTAATTTATTTGTGAGAAAATTTAAAAATGAAACTATCACCTAATTTTACACTTTCAGAAATGACAAAATCACAAACGGCACTTCGTTTGGGTATTGATAATAAACCTAATCAACAACAAATTTTATGTCTTAAAACATTGTGCGAAAAACTTTTACAACCAATTAGAGATCGTTTTGAAATGCCCATAACAATATCTTCAGGTTTTAGAAGTATTGAACTGTCAAAGAAAATAGGGTCAAGTGCTAAATCTCAACACTGTAAGGGGGAGGCTGCCGATTTTGAAATAATTGGTTTGGATAATAAAAAACTAGCTGAGCACATAAATAAAAACTACGATTATGACCAGCTAATTTTAGAGTTCTACAAAGAGTCAGACCCTAACAGCGGATGGATTCACGTTTCCTATTCAAGTAAAAAAAATAGAAAACAATTTCTAAAAGCTTACAAAGACCAAAATGGTAAAACGAGGTACATCCCGTGCCAATAACAAGATCGCAAACCAGAAAACAAATTGAAAACCCACCACAAAAAAAGAAGTGGAGTAAAAAAAGAAAACAAAAAATAAATTGCAAAAGACCAAAAGGTTTTAGTGAAAGGGCTCATTGTGCCGCAAAAAGAAAGAAATGAATTACTTACTCCTCACTCCTCTCTTATTGGTGGTTATTTTATTGATAATCATCTTTGTGATAAGCTTATAGAATTTACCAAAAATTCTAAAAGAGATGCTGGTGTTGTTTATGATGCAGGTAAAGAACGTATTGACAAAAAAATAAAAGATTCTGAAGATTTACGTTTAGATGAAACATCAGAACTTGGAAAAAAATATGTTTCTGAATTGGGTGATTGTTTAAAATTATATTTAAAAAAATATCCACATATAAACCAGATAAAGAAATTTGGATTGTATGAACAAATAAATATACAGTATTATAAAAAAGGTGGTGGCTACAAAGATTGGCATTGTGAAAATAGTTTTGCAGGCACAAAAGTTCAGAATAATAGATATCTTGTATATATGACTTATCTTAACTCAATAGCTGATGGCGGAACAGAGTTTGCTCTTCAACAACTTTATGTTCCTGCTATCAAAGGGCTTACATTATTTTGGTCAGCTTGGAATAGTCACTTACACAGAAGCAAAGTCACACATACATCAGAAAAGTATATTGTAACAGGTTGGATAGGGTTTACTGACATACTTAAGAATGGTAAAGTAACTAATGACTAAATTATGTCCTAGAGGAAAAGCAGCAGCTAAAAGAAAATTTAAGGTATATCCTTCCGCATATGCAAACGCTTATGCATCAAAAATATGTGCAGGTAAAATTAAAGACCCAAGCGGTAAAAAAAGAAAAGACTGGGGTCCTAAAAAAGCTAAAACAGGAGATATTATGGAATCTAAAAACCCAAAAAGAGAAATTGATAAAGAGGCTTCAGTAAGAACACGAAAGAAAGTTCAAAAAAAAATTGAGGCTTACAAATCAAAAAGATATTCCAATAAACCTGGTAAGGATTTTTATGGTCCAAGAAAACCAAAATTGAAAAAGTTAAGTAGAGTTATTCCTGGACAGCCAAGTATGTTAGATGTGCTTGCAGAATCAGGTAGTCCAATTATGGCACTTGCAACACCCTTTCTTCGTTACCAAGCAAGAAAAGAGGCTAAAGAAACGAACGAAGGTATAGACATAAGAAATTCTAAAATAGCAGCTGAAAACAGAAAACGTGGTTACATTGATGAAACTTATTCTAAAGGTGGCTTTAACAAAGTAGGCGGCCACGAAGTTATGGGTTCACCAATATCAGTAGATGTTGATGATGATAATTTAATGAACTCTTCAGCTCAGGCATATTACAAAGATTTACTGTAGGAGAGTAATATGCCATTTAAAAAGTCACTTGACTTACTTAGGTTCATAGAAAAAAATCGTAGAAAGATTTTAGCTAAAGAACGAGATCAAGCTATTGAACAAGATATAATAAAGCAAGAAGCAAAACAAGCTAAAGGAAAAAGATCAAAAACTGGTGCATTAAAGTTTGAAACTGAAAGCGATTTTGACGCCTATAGAGATAAAATTTATGAAAAAAAAGGTACTTTTGCCAAAGAATTTGAAAAAAGAGTAAAAAGGGAACAAGAGACTGAGGGCAGAATACAAGATATGATTGATAGCACCATTCTTGGACAACCACCTAGGAGTAAAAAGTATAAAAAAGGTGGAGCACCAAAATTCGCTCGTGGTGGTATCAAGAAGTTTTTTATTGATCCTATTTTAGGCAGAATTGATGGTTATAGTAGTAAAAAACAATTTGATGCTGCAGTGAAAAAATTTAATAAAGATAACAATGTTGAAGATATACCAGCAAAAGATGATGGTTTTGAATTTCAAGATTATGATCCGGATATACACGGTCCTGCAGATAAGCCTCCTGTGCCGTCAAGAAAAGGTCCAAAAACTCCAATAAAAAAAAGTATTGGTGGAATAGCAATTAAAGGTTTTAAAAATAAAACACCTATTTATTAGTATGGCAAAAAGTGGATTAAAAAAATGGTTTTCCGAAAAGTGGGTTGATATAGGATCAAAGAAAAAAGATGGATCCTATGCTAAATGTGGTCGTAGCAAATTAAAAGCAGATCAGAAGAGAAAATATCCAAAATGTGTGCCATTAGCTAAAGCACGAAGAATGTCCGAATCGCAAAGACGAAGTGCGGTAAAAAGAAAAAGAGCTAAAGCTCAAGGTGTAGGTGGTAAACCTACTAATGTTAAAACCTTTGCAAGCAAGGGGATGTTGATAGAAACTTATTATAAAGGTATACTCTAGTAAAGGAGAACAATTATGGCAGTATTATCAAAAGGCATTAAATCTGTGCAACAATATTTTTCAAAACAGTTAGGAAGACCAGTTGGCCCAGGTGAATCTGCAGTAAAATTACAAGACGAGGTAGCAAAAAAAGTTAAAGGAAGAAAACCAAAAATTAAAGTTATTGATGAACGTTCTGAAATGAAGAAAGCAGCTCGTCGTAAGCAGATTACTTTACCAAACCCGACTAAAAGAAAAAAAAGTAAATTTGAACAGAAGATTGATGAAGATCCACAAATTTTAGGTATGGCTTATGGACCTATGGGTGTAGCTTTAGTGGGAGCAGACGAATATGGAGATTCAGTCACAAGAAGCATAAAAAGTGCTAAAGGTAAAAGAGATAAAACAGCTACCTTTATGAAAAGAAGTAAAAAGAAACAGCAAAAAGAAGAGTTTCTTGTTGGGGGTCAAGCAAGGATTGATGCCAATAAGGATGGTAAAATTACTGGTGAAGATTTTAAAATATTAAGAGCAAGAAATAAAAAGAAAAAAGGCGGCGTTACAAATGCCATAAAAAAAATTAGAGGTATAGGTATGGCAAAAGGTGGTTTTAAAAAGAAAACACCAATTTATTAGGATGAAAAATGGCCACATCAGGAACAACAACATTCGATTTAGATATTGATGATATCATACAAGAGGCGTACGAAAGATGCGGAGCAAGAACTAATAGTGGACAAGATCTAAAATCTGCAAGACGAAGTTTAAATATTCTTTTTTCAGAATGGGGAAACCGAGGTGTTCATCTTTGGAAAGTAGAGCTAAAAGAACAGTTACTGACTGCAGGGACACAAACTTACACAGCACCAAGTAATGCTAATGATATACTTGAAGCTTATGTGAGCACAACCACCGGAACAACAAGTGCTACAAACGATGTATCACTAACAAAAATTAGTAGAAGTGAATATGCAGCTTTGCCTAATAAAGGGTCGCAAGGTCAACCATCACAGTATTATGTTGATAGACAGACAATACCAACAATTACTTTGTATCAAGTTCCAGATGCCACAACATATACATATCTAAAGTATTATTATCTTAAAAGAATTGAAGACTCTGGAGTGTATACGAATACAGCTGATGTGGTTTTTCGTTTCTTGCCGTGTATGGTAGCGGGACTAGCATATTATATGAGTATGAAAATAAATCCAAACCTAACGCAACAGAACAAACTTATATATGAAGATGAGTTATCACGAGCACTTAACGAGGATGGTCAAAGAACATCTGTGTATATAACACCACAAACCTATTACCCACAAGGAGTTTAGAATGAAAAGTATGA